TGCCATAATGCCACTTCCTGGACTGTTTAGGCTATAGAGAGAAAGATGCTGGCTGTCTTGAGGATCAGAGTTATTGTTGCGATTGCTGTTCAGATACTTCGTACTCCCATCCCCCACTAACCCCGTCTTCCGGTTGTAATCACCGGCAACAAAGTTAAAATTGGTCGGGGCCGCCCCTGCCAGAGGCACCAACGCTCCAGTCAGCGTTCTTGCTCCAGCCAAGATACAGCTCGCCTTGATCGCATCCCAAATGCCATCCGCCTTACACCCCAGCACAAAGTTATCAATCGCAATTTTGACCTTCTCCTCAAGGGCTTGGCCGTCTGCGGTTTCAACTGCAGTGATGTAGGCGGCAGCGTCAGGATCCATCGGCTGCCAGCCGTTGCGGAGAACAATCCTTGTCGGCTCTGTCAACGGGCTCATGGCATCACCTCCCGAGGGTGATTAGTGTTGGAGTCTTGTGTGTAGGTCATGGTATTGCTACTCCGAAGGCGTTGATCAGCGTGGTGACGCGGTTGTCGAGAAGGTCGAGGTCGAGGGATTCGCCAATGCTGTAGAAGGCGAGGCGGGCGTTGGAATAAAGTCCCGAAACAGGTAATTTGTACACAGAAATTTCTTGCGAAGACTCAGAGACGGACGGGTCACTGAGCCCGTTGGGAATTCCACTACAAAGAGATTTATAGCTAAGTGAATTATCCCTAGAATGAGACTGAAGGCCGCCCGTCACTATTCCTCCTGTATTTCTGGCGACGGATGAATTCTTTGACACGTATCTAGTTTGAAAAAGCGTAGGAAATCCAGTCAGGTTATGAGTGTTTGAACCGATGTAACCAGCTCCGTTAAACGTTTCGTGCAACTTGCTTGCATATACTGATAAGTGGCAATTATTAAGTGGGTCGCTATTTTCGGCTCTGCTGCTACCCAAGTATTTTGTACTCCCATCTCCCACCAGCCCCGTCTTTCGGTTGTAATCACCAGCCACAAAGTTGAAATTAGTAGGTGCAGTCCCAGCCAGCGGCACCAACGCTCCACTCAGCGTTCTTGCTCCAGCCAAGATGCAGCTCGCCTTGATCGCGTTCCAGATGCCATCCGCCTTACAACCAAGCACGAAATCATTGATTGCCTTGCCGACAGCAAACTCCAGCAGCTCACCATCGGCAGCTTCTACGGCCTCGATGTAGGCGGCAGCGTCAGGATCACTGACGCCATTGAAACTGCTGACAATCTTCAGCGTCATACAGTCACCTCGCCAGGCTCATTAGTGTCTGTGTCTAGCGGGTCGGGCTCGATCACACCAAACAGAGTGCCATCAGCATTGAATTGCGGATCCACAGGGCCGACGTAATAGGGACCAACCTTGTAGATCTCAGCGCGTTGCCGAACAGTCTCAACCACGCTGCCAGCGAAATACTCTTCAGGCGTTGTGGCAGTGGTGCTTCCTTGCACCAAGGCGAATTCGGCCACCAGAGCAGGCAGCAGTTCGTCGGGAATGTCAATCGTGAATTGGGCCATGATGGTGCTCCTTTAGGCTTTCAGAACTGCGAAACCAATGACGATGGCTTCGCTAAGGGATCCCGCAGTGATGTTGCGGACGTTGATGCTTGATGAACCTGCAGCAGCTTGTGCGTTCAGTAGATAGGCTCCGGCTGTACCACCAGAGACGTGGTTCAACACGAGAAGATCGTTGGCGGTGATCGAGCTGTTCGTCAGCGTGAAGCTCACCGTCGTATCTGCGTTCAGTGCTGCAGCGTTAAGTGTGATTCTTCCCGAGGCACCATTCAGTGTGACGCCAGTGCTCTTGCTGGTTTCTTGGGTGATCGTGCCGCCAGTGGAGTAGCCGAGGGTGCCAGCAGTGGAGTCGTAAAGAGGACCGCCGGCATAAGCACCTGCGTTGTTATAGACAAGCTGCCCGCTACTGCCGCCCACCAAACCGACGGTGCCAGTGGCATCCGGGAAGCTGATCGTACGGTTCGCGGTGGGCGTGATCAGTTGTAGCGTGGTGGCATAGGTGCCGCCGTCGTCCAGGTTGATGTCACCGCCGACGCCAAGCTCTTTAGCGGTGTCGTCCCAGGTGAGGTCCGAGCTTGCACCAAACGTACCATTAGCATTATACTGTATTTCAGTATTTGATCCACTTATAACATAAGGTTTAACAGCTTCGCCTATGCCACTAATGGTTACTTTCTTAGGCTGAGCATCGGCTTGTATCTCATTTACATTAAGTAAAAACGTAACATCATCACCGGTAACATCGGACGGAGTAGCTTCTTGCAGCAGTAAAGTGCGCTGCAAGAAACGACCGAATTCTCTAGCGGTACTCCAATCGCGTGTCATCGCCCTTCTAATTTAAACCCAGTCTAGCATTCCGAAAGTACAAATCAGAAAAAAACCGAAGGTCCTGACTTATTTAAGCAAGGGCGATACTTGATGCCTCGGTATGTCAGCCACAGCGTGGCCCGATGGACGAGTGCCCACCAAGCCAAATGCGCGGCTTGATGTTCCTCCCGGTCATATGTAACACCGCGATACGTAATAGCCGTCATGATCCCTTAGCTGCTACCTATACGCTAGGAGTTTGTAACTAATGCTACGGTTTACTGTGAAACACTAAGTATTAAATTTTTGTTAGTTAACGCCTTACACGCCACGCAGCGGCGGGGGTGCGGGGAAGATGCCTTTTTGAATTCCTTCAATAATGCTGTTAACGCCGAACTGCTCGCGTAACACCTTCTGCATATCTTTACCGCGATCCATTCGCTTGGTCACTTCGTGCTGAAATTCCTCTTGCGACATCGGAAAGCCGCCCGCTACGGAGGTTTTCTCCGCAAGCATTTGCTCTAGAAAATCGCGGGCGAGCTGGTCTTGCATGACGGTTACTGCAGTATTTACAGTTTAGCGCCCAAACAACAGCTCAGACAAACCAAACTCACCTCGGCGTGGGTTGAACCGCTCCCGAGCTAAATCCAGACGACGCTGAGCCTCAGAGCGATTTTGCTGACGTTGCTGTTCGGTTCGTTGTGCCTGCGTAAGGGGACGAATCTGCGCAGTTAACGGCTGCGGACCTGTACGTGCGGGACTAGCCACGCCGGTTCGAGGCGCAGTACCGAGAGCCTGACGCAACTTAGGCACAACGCCTTCTCCAGTTTCCTGACGCACTACTTCGTTCAATGCCCGAGCTCCAGCGGTACCGACCATGCCTGCTCCCACACCGGGAGCTAATACCGGAACAGCAGCCAAAGCAGCAGAATATGCAGCCGCCTGCGGCAAACTTTCAACAAACTCGCGTCCCATCTGAACCGCCATTGGCTGGAGTCCTTCACGGTAGCCAGTCTGAATAGCCTCAGGACTAGGAATCAGATCCGCAGCGCCAGGTAAAAGTGCGGCCGGTGTACGGCGCAAAGCCCGAACGTACTCACCCGCACCCTGCGCAGCTGCAGACACAGGATCCATAGAGTAGTACGACTTAGCGGTCAAAGGTTCACGCGACTGCGTGACTTCCGCACGTAAGGGGTTGTTTTGAATAGCGACATCGCCAGTTAACGAAGCTGCGGGGCGAGTGGCTTGAAGAGGAACGATATTACCTTCGCTATTCATATACAGCATTTGGTTACCTTCAGCTGTCAGCGGACCGAATCCGACAGACCGATACGCTGCGCCACGGCGGTTGGGCAGCTGACCCTTAAACTCTTCTTGCCGACGCAGGATTGAACTCTCGCTAAGGGACTTACCTTGGTCCTCCCTCAAGCGAGCCAGGTCACCTGAACCCAGGGGAGAGCTCTCCAGAATCATCCCCGGACGCATATTCCGCAACACATTTTCTGTAATGAACTTGTTCATCTGTTCAAACACAGGCGCCGGGATGTCTTTGGCGCTGTAGTCATACCCAGAAGTAGGAGTGGCGGTTTCAAACGAAACACTAGACCTCTGAGTTACAGGATTGTCTTGTAAGAACTTAAGTACATTTCGCGATATCTCGGAACGGCCGCCAAAGTCTTCGCTTAATCGGAAACGAACCGGATCGATATTTGTGTTGACGCGAATGCCGTATTCCCCCGCAGGATCAGGACGAGCGGTGTTCGTGGCAGGGTCGTAAGAGAATGTAGCCGTAGAAGGAATCTTGTCTAAATTTGGATTGCGAATAGCCAGCGGACCCGAGCTAGGACGGACTGAAGCAGTAGCCGGTGTGTTCGTCAGATTTTCAAACTCAATAGCACGTTGGCGAAGAGTCGACAAAGCATCTCGAAGTTCTTGCCCCGTAGCGTAACCACCGCCGCCAACAACGGGCATCCGGCGAGAAACAGCAGAAGCTGAACCAGCCTGCAGTTCGTCGCCATAACCCATTTGGATCAGACGATCAATAGCTTTTTTCTGCTTGCTGGTCTCACCGCTGGTATAGTCCAGCTCAATCTGCGACAAGTACGAAGGCTGAACTCCCAGCTCTTTCATCGCACGGTTGTAAATATTCTGACGCGCTTCCGGTTTCGATATCTCTTGCTCCAGATCAAGATACGGTGCGAGCTTCTCAAGATTACGTTCGATCTTGGGGGTTGGGTTCTGCAAAACTCCCTGCAGATAAGGACCAATCTCCGGGTACTTTTCGACAAACTTATTGAGTTCTTTAGCCTGCTCATTAACCAAAGATTGAGCAGCTTTCTCCTTGGTCTCAGAAAGTGCTAATTCAAGTCCAGGGATGCTCGTCTGACCGCCCGCTGTGGAAATAAGAGGATCCATTTCCACGGGGCTCATCTGCGTCGTTCGAAGCGTTGCTCGCGCATCAAGTTCCTCAGGCGATTGTTGATTTAAGTTCTGCTGGAGTTGATACAGAGAATTACGATTAGGGTTGCGTGCCGCAGTTTCGGCAGCACTTAATAAGTAACCAATACGAGAAGGGCTGATATCAGGGTTCGAAGCGATCATGTCCCGCACTTGCGGCAGAACAGCCGAGCCCTCTACAGGAAAACCTTCTACAGCTCTTTGCTGAGCTACGCGCTGACGCAGACCTCGAATTTCATTAACTTGAGCCCGCAGTTCCGCCAGAGTCTGTGGCTGAGTATTTCGTATGGCATCAAGACGCTGCCTAACATCTTCAGCGCCACCCCCAAAAGGCAAGCCGGGCTGAACAGTTTCGCGATCAATTCGGGATGCAAAAGGATCGCGGATACGAGTGTCACTATCGGCGTACTGCAGAGAAACATTCTTGGCTCCTAAATCCGCCTCGACAGGACGTATAACTTCGTCTACCTGTTCTAAAATATCAGCAAAGTTTTCTAAATTAGCGGAGTAATCTGTATTAAATCTATCTGTGTAGGCTTGCAACAAGTTATTTAGAGCTTCTCCAGAATCCGCATTGTAATTAGCATCAGATAAAAATCTAGATTCGCCGGCATACCGCAGTGTTTCGCGTTGCTCCGGCGTCAAGGCGCCAGAGTTAATTGCTTGCAGATACGCATCACGAGCAGCTCCCACGCTGCCGCCAGGCAACAGATCACCTAAATCGTTGTTTTGTTCGACAAACGCTCTGGCTTTAGGACTCTCTGCAGCAAGCCGATAAGCGTTTAACTGCTCTTGGTCCGGGTCAATATCGAACCCTTCAAAAGGTATGTAATCCGGAAAATCAGCGACAGATGCCATTCGAGCGGCATCATCCGGATCTTCGTCAGGATAAATCTGAGAAAGAGCGTCCTCAAGCTCCCCTTCGCTTAACGCGCTTTCAAATAAAAATTGGCGCAGTGTATCTTGATCGACGTTATACGTCGATTGAAGCTTACGAGCTAGTTCAGGCAGTCGTTCGATCGGTGTACGGGGGTTCGTAAGCCCAACACCAGACGAAGTCACGACGCCAAACGCTAATCTCTACCCATCATACCAAGATTCTATAAATATCCGACCCCCGCAGCGCGTTGCCCGTGCTACCATAGCACTGCATCACATCAAACGCACATGGCAAACGCAATGCTGAGCATCGAAATCTATAAATTCAACGGAACGTGGTGTTTTACCGACAAAGAACGCGAATTGCTACATGAACCCTTCGTTTTGGGAGTACCTGAAATCATCAACACAGCTTTAAAAGAACAAAACCTGTACGAAGAGGGAAAAAACTACCGCATTCTGTTCGCAGAACAAGAGTTTCCATTGACCCACGGCGTCTTAAAGCAGGTTCGAGATGCGTTTGGAGGTTCTTGGTACGCATGGAACAAACTAGAGGGGTGGCTGTGCCCTGCAACCCTGGCGTTTTTCCACGATTTCCCCAAAGAAATTCACTTTCGACTCGAAAAACTGTAGTTAACCTATCCGTCCTAGCATTTATATGTACTACGCAGCGCTTCCGTGGCACGGGAGTGGAACAACCCCATCCGAGAACCTTGGACCGGGGTCATCAAGACGGCACTAGACGCCGTTGACCAGCACAACGCATTTTATTTT